TCATGCCGGCGTTTTGCGGCTTATCCATTTTTGCAGGATAACCTCGGTGCCGCGCGGCCCGAGGTAGGACAGGACGGCTATCAGGCCGGTTGATGCTGGCTGCGGAACCCCAAAATACGAGGCGACACCCTCACCGATAAACGCCATGCCGAAAGCCACTGGGATTTCCCAGATCAGCTCCGGGCCAAAGAACCTGCGCCGGCCCTTGCGCGCCTCGTTACCGTGCCACATGGCCCGGCCGAGGAAGGCAACAAACAGCGTGGCGAATGCCCCGCCAAACCATGTGCTTAGAACCTCATAGAGCGAGGTGTATTTTTCCGGCATGTCAGCGCCCCTTTCCATGTCTGGCGCATTCGTCGCGGTTCCACACGTCGCCGCCGCAAAGGCCAACAACAGTGCGGTCAATCTTGCGCTGATCTTCCGCTGTTGCACCCTTTGCGCCGATCAAGTCAGTCCCGACGATGCGGCGCAGGCCGGGTACATTTGCCGGCCCCGTAATCCCACACCCCACCAGCGCAGTCATCAAAGCGATAACGAGCGCCGTCCGCCCGATCCCCAGCCGCATTGTTTTGCCTTTCAGTTTTGATTTCCGCACGATCTGTTGCATTGCGGTCGATGAAGAAAATGCCAGCGGCGATGAAAGTCACCGCCGCCACGACAAGAGCGAGATAGGGCGCGAACCGTGCAATCATGTCGTCTTGCTCCGGTTGATCGTGATGCGGCCGGAACCGATCAGCCAGACCAGCACGCCACCCCCCACGCCCATGAAAACGAGACTGCCGAAAGCCCACGGATTGGAGATCGCGCCGAACAGCGTTGCGCCGCTATCGGCAAAGCTTTTCGCATCACCCATCGCGCCAAGGCCGATAGCGCCGAAGAAGCTGCCGATGATCGTCCAGAGGGATTTGCTTTGCGCCACCGGGACATTGTCCGGCTGCGCATCGAGCGGAGCAACATCGGCCGGCGCGCCGCTGTAGCTGGCGAGGCTTGCCGCCTCCAGTGCATCGAGGAAGGATTTGTGATAGCCAGCAATCAGCTTGGCCTTGTCTCGGCCGTTCACGATTGCCCGAGCGCCGACAGGATCATCCTTCTTGAGGTTGAAATAGTCCCGCAGCTTCTTGCCGGTAAACAGACCTTCCAGCATGCCGACGATGGCAATCTCGGCGCTGATATCGACATCGAGGGCGAGAGACGGATTGCCGACCAGATCAACGCCGATCCGCTTGCCGACCTTCGCATAGTTCACCTTGTGGGTGATCTGAATATCACCACGACCGAACCAGCTCTTTTTGTCCGCATCCTTGCGCCAGTAAGGTTCACTGACCTGCCCGAGCCTTCCGGCCTTATATGCCTTGTCCAGCGCCGCGATTGCGCCAGCGTCGGTTGATGCGAAGGTTTCGCGAACGGGCAGCATGCGCCCGCCAGTTTCGTGAAACACAGATGCGAGGATGTAAGCGAGGTGGCGCAAATCCGGGCCGGGTATTTTGTGGGATTCCCAGCACCGGAAAAGAGCATTCATGCCGTTAATCTGGCCTTGCGAAAGGCCGCCGCCAAAAGGCGCGCGCCTCGCATATGCGAAGAACGTTGTCGCATCCATAAGGATATCTCCAATTTTGATGATGATCGCCCGAAGCCGGGAGGAACCGCTATCGGTTCACGCGGGCAGGCTGCACCTGCGCGCAGTCAGGCCGCGTGGCGACCAGACAGGTGAACCCGCCGCAGCGATGGCGACGGGTATTGATTAATCAGTTTTCGTCCGTGCGCCCCAACCGAGGCGTCAGGAAGTGCGCCGGCGTTGCAGGCGTACCAGGTACACTGTTCGGCGCGACCTTACCGGCGCTTTCCGATCCTGTTTTCGAACCGCCGCCATTGCCCGAGGAGCTGTCGCTTTCGTCATCGCCGCCTTCCGTGGAAGACTTGCCATCGTAAAGCTTGCCGGAAATGTCGGTGGTGAAGGTGCCTTTCGCGACATACTTGTGCGTGGCCGTGTCAATGATGAAAGGAACGCCGTCGAGGCCCGGCCGAATACGCGCATAGAGAAGAGGCGCGCCAGCGCAGATCGAGGTGTCACCGATCACGGTGACCGATGTACTTCCTTCGCCGCGCTTCAGGCTTTTGGCTTTGGCCTGCGCCGCCTTGTCGGCCTCATCTGGCGAGGAAAACGGTTCGGGAATGCGATAGACGCTATCGCCGTCCGCATCCGCATCTGCTTCGATTTCGACCCGCTTCGCCTTGTCGCTGTCCTGATAATAGGCAACGACCTTGCTGTATTTGGTGCGGTCGCCGATATCGAATTTCAGGCTGTTGAGCTGCACCATTTCAGGGGTGACGATGACGCTGCCAATGTTGTTGCCGCTCGCCGATTTACCCGAACCCAGCTTCGAAAACAGCAACCGGCCGTGCTTGATCGAGAAGAGGCCGTTATGGCGCTGGGCGAGCCGGCGCAGGAAATGCAGGTTGCTTTCATCCTGCTGGCCTATCCATTCATAAACGAACTTCGACAGGTCGCCGTCAATCGCAGGTGTCAGACCGCTTTCGCCGGCGATCTGCGAGACGATATCGCCGAGGGACTTCTTGTCCCATGCGCGCTCCTGCCGTTCCTTCAGCTTGCCACTTCGGAAGTCAACGGCCTTTCCGGAGATCGACAGGCTATAAGGAAGACAAGCGCCATTGATCTTGTCGGCCGTGAAGGTGCCGAGCGAGCCGAGGTTCTGACCGTAGCCCATCCGGACGGCAATGATGGCACCCTTGCGGGGCAGGGCCAGAAAGTCGGGCGAGCCATCGTTAAGCTCGATATCGACCGTGTCGGATTTCAACCCTTCCTTATCGGTCACTGTGATGGACTTCAGGCGCTCATAGAACGTGCCGGCCACGGGCTGGCCGTCAATGGTGACTTCGACGCGTGGATGCATGGCTCAATCCCAAAGGCTGACAAGGCGCGGTTGCGTCGTGATCGACGGCATGGCCGGCATGATGATCGAGGTGCCGAGCGGCAGCACCACGCCCAGCGCCGCAAGGCCCGGATTTGCTTCAAGCACGGCCTCAACGACTTTTTCCGTTCGGCCGTAATGCGCGAGGCAGGCGAGATCGACGGTTTCACCCTGCCGCGTAATGTATGTGTTCGACATGGAAAATCACCGGAAGAGATTGGAAAGAAAGCTTGTGGCGCGATCCAGAATGGAGCCACCGGGCAGGGGCATGGTGTCCGGCTGGCGCTTGAGCTTGATTGTGTAGGCGTTGCGAGCAGCCTCGCCTCGCGCGTTGTGGTGGGACTTATCTTCCTCAATGCCCTGCACCGTGAAAATGCCTCGAATGACACCCTCGACCGCATCACCTGTCACCAGCATCATGGGCACGCCGGCGAGCGCTTCAGCGGCAATGCCGTCGAGCTGCGATTGCCCGCCGAATTCTTCCGTGAAGATAACGCCGGCGATGGTGATTTCGTCTGACGTTGGGCCGGTCCATTGCTGGGGGTTGAGGGTTTGCCCCACGGCTACTTCAGCCCATGGGGTATTCAGGGAGCGTTTGACGCCCTGATAGCCGAAGCCCAGCGCTTCGAAACCGAAGCCGCCGAGCATCATTGACGTGTAACCGGACATATTTTACCTCTGGCGACGCATGATGAATAAGAGGGGGAACAGCGGTGAAGCCAACGCTGATACTTGCACCGCTGCTGATTTTCGCGACCGTCGCGCTTGCCGCTCCTAAAAAGGATTCGAGCGACATTGCACTTCAGCTCGGAACGGTTTTGGCCGCCGAAGACTTTTGCGGCCTAACCTATGATCAAGGGATGATCGCTGCTTTTATCGAGAAGAATGTGGCGGCCGACGACATGGGCTTTGCTTCTCTGTTGCAGCTGATGACGGCCGGAAAACAATCCGCCCAAAAGGGCATGACAGCATCCGCCAAAGCAGCCCACTGCACACAGATACGCAGGACCGCTAAGGCGAACGCTTTCATCCGCTAGTCACTATAAGAGCTTTCGACACCCTGCCGCACCTTTTCGCCGACTTGCGCGGCGGCTGCATTACCAGCCGCCTCTGGATCGGAAACACCAGTGATGCTGATCTGGTTGTGCACCGTGACGCTAACAGGCTCGCGGTTTGTCACCCTCACATCCTGCGTGCCATTCGGTTTCACCATTTCAGCAATCGAGCCAGCGTCGATGCGGGCCAAGACCGGCTGACCGGAGGCGCTGGCCGTCGCCGGTGCACCGCCCCCGGTCCCACCGACGCCAGAAATACCGGCGTGTTCGCGAAAGCTGAAATTTGGCTTGGCAGCATCGCCGAACCAGAAGTTGTCCCAGCCAGAAACCCCCGAAGCATCCTTGTTGAGGCCAAAGAGCTTCTGCAAAGCTTCCTTGTACTTTTGCTGGTTCTTAACCTGATCCTCAAACGTGTCGCCGGGGGTGTCACCCAAACTCTGGACGGACAGGCCGAAGCCGAGCTGCGAACCGAAACCCTTCAGCCACTGGCCAGCCTGGCTGTACCACGGCAGAACTTCAGGGACATTGCCGCCCCCGCCTTTGGGAGCTTTCCCGCCCGGTTTTCCACCGTCGCCACCCAACCCCGGAAACTCGCTCAAAGTCCCTATCGTCTTCAGGATAGAAAGCGCAGTACTCGCGCCTGAAAGAAGCATCAACGCCCCAGCCAGCTTGCGAATTGTGCCCGCCAGCATCGCAATGCCGGCCGCGTACAAGAAAAGCTGGAAGCCGTAACCAGACATTTCCGCAAGGAACTGGGCAATCGGGTTATCCTTGATCGCATCATTCAATTCGCGGATGGAAGCCCCCCATTCCTTGGCTTGAACGAAGATGCTACCGATCCGATCTGCCGCATTTGGATCGATTTTACCGAACAGCAAATCGCCCAAATCTTCTGTTAGTTCACGCACACCGCCTTCGTAGCCAAGCCCCTGCATGAAGCCCCTCATTGAGGCCTCTAGTTTATCAAAGATGGTCACCCGGCTGCCAAGGGTGTCAATCACATAGCCAATGGCTTCAGCGCCCTCGCGGATTGCCGGCAACATGTTGTCGCCCATCTCAGCGAACTTGTTCGAAATCTTGTTGCCCAAGAGATCGAGAACGTTGCGCGTGGTGTTTGCGCGCTGGACATACTCGGCAAAAGCCGATCCGGAATATTTCGTCCGGTCGGCCACGGATGCGAGCGCCTGGTCAAGCAACTGAATATTGCCCACTAGCGGCATGAAGGCGCTGGCTTCATCACCGAAGAATTCAGACAGGAGCGAAGTCTGTTGATGCTTCGGGGCCTTGGCGATGGCCGTCAGCACCTTGCGCAAGGTGCCCTTGGCATCTTTCTGCATGTCCTTTGCGATGGTAGGCAAATGCAGGCCGAGGGCTTTTGCCGCGTCACGCTGCGACTTCTTTGCAAAGTCGCCCCGTGCCAGAGCGCGGATAACGTTCTTCATTGCCGTGCCGGCCGTGCTGGCATCCGAGCCAGCCGCGATCATGGCGCTACCCATGGCCGCAACGTCTTCTTTCACAAAGCCGCTCATCTCACCGATGGCGCCAACGCGCAGCATGAATTCGGTAACATCCTTGGCCTTGGAGGCCATGTTGTTCGACAGGTGGTTGATGGCGTCGGCCATCTCACCAGTTTCGGCGACATTCAAGCCGAGCTGGGTTTTCAGCTTGGCGAGGCTTTCGCCGGCGTCGGCCGTCGTCATATCGAAGGCAACGCCAACACGGGCGGCCATCTCGGCGAAACTTTGTAGATCCTCAGTCGCCACACCGGACTCGCCGGCCGCCGCGAACAAGGCCGCAATGTCGGTTGCGGCAAGCGGGATTTCGCCGGACATGCGCCGGATGCTACGGCGCATGTTTTCAAACTGCTCGTCGGTCGCCTCGACAACCTTTTTCACATCAGCGAAAGCGGTTTCGAACTCGATGGCAGCGCCGGCCGTCGCCGAAATACCTTCGGTCGCGCCGAGGTAGCCGGCACCCAGCGCGACGGCCTGCCCGATCAGCCCGCGCATCGGCGCGAACGCCTTCATTTGCTGGCCTTGCAGCCGGTCGAGAGTGCGGAAGATCGGGGCGGATTTTGCAACAACATCTTCCAGAAGGGAGATGCGCAGGGTGCTTTGCACGACAGACATTTATTGCCTCATGATCTTGGAAAGCTCACAGGACTTTTCGAAATAGGCCAGCAGCTTTTTAGCAGACCATCGCTCTATGGCATCGAGCGATGTGGAATGACGTTCGGAGACAAAGACGGCGATCAGCCGCCAGTCGTGTCCTTCTTCTTCTCGTTTCCCAAGAGGCCGGCCGTAGCGGTGACGATCTTGGAAAAGTCATTCGCGCCGATCTTCTTGAATGCCGGCAGAGGCGTGTCAGAGATCGAGGCGAGGATTGCGGTCATCTTGGAAAGTTGCCCGGTCATCTGGTCGCCGATGATCAGATCACCCACTGTCGGCTCGCGGAAGGTCAGTTCGGAAATTGTGGTGTCGCCATTGGTGACGGGCTTGGCGAGGGCAACGGTTAGACCCGCAGGGCATAGGCCACGAAGGCATTCAGCAAGTCGCCGTAAGGTGGATTGGTGACGATATCGTATGCGCCGGCTTCTGGCGGTTGCGAGGTCAAGAAGTCCTGCACCGCCTGCAATTCGCCGTTGCTGTCCGCCGTGCCGTAATCATTGATATCGGCCAGCAAAACGCCGTAGTGAAACGCTTCAAGCATCCGTGAAATCGCACCGCGCCCGCAGGCAGGCTCGAAGACGGTCGCGTTGAATTCTTCCAGCGCCAGCAGCGTAAACATCGCTTCCGGCGGGGTCTCGTAAAGGTTTGCGCCGCGCTCTTCCTTCGTGGCGCTGGCCGTGCCGACCGCCGCGCGAAGATTGGCCTTCGTCGGCTCCAGCCCGGCAGCAAGCCGCGCCTGAATCGCCCGCTCTACAATTCCGGGTTCACGATGTTCCGCCGCCGCCAACTTGCGGGCTTCGTGGATTTCCTTGCGGGAAAGCCCCGCTTGTTCAGCAGTAAAAGCGTTCTCGTCGGGAACGCTTTTCGGACGACCCTTAAGCGTTTTCCCTTGGGCTTCCGCTTCGTCCCACTTGTCAGCAATGAGGATTTTTGCACGGGCTTCGATCAACAGAGCATCGGCCTGCATACGCCGCGCCTTCGCAACAAGCTTTTCGGTTGCGCCAATCTGTTCGGCAAATTGCGCGGCGGTCTTGGCCTGACTATAGGCGACAGACGCAACAATGCGGGCGTTGATGATGTCGCCATCATCCAGCAGCGCCCGCGCCCGTTCTACCGTGGCGACCAGCCCCGAAGCGTCTGCGACCGGGACCAGGGCTGTTTCCGTTTCGCGTTCCGGCATGTCGCCCGGCTCCGCAATACCTTCGAGCATTGCCAGCATTTCGCGCGCGCGGTCGGTCGGATAGTAGGTTTTGCCATCCTTCTTGTCCCGCGTCAGATAACCGTTGCTGACGGACTTGTTTGCCGCTGCACCCTGCTGTTGTGTTTCCACGGTCACGGTTCCGTCACGAACGGCGGCAGTGATGACGACAAGGGCGCTTGGGCCGGGCTTCGGGAGTTTGACTTGCTTGTAAGGGGCCATCAGTGCGCCCTTATCAGGCGGTCAAGATAAGCCTGTCCCAATCCGGTCAGTTTAGCAGTCTCACCATCGGCAGTGATATGAACGTAACCGCAGCGGCGGCACTCTTCGGCGAGCCGTCGCCGAACCGGTGTGTAAAGCTCCAGCTTGCCGCGCTGGAACTTCACCTCGCGCAAAAAGCCCCTTGCACTGTCTGACAAGTGGCGTTTCATCAATTCGGTGATGGCCGGATCGGTTAGGCGCTTCATTCTGCACCCCCCACAACGCTAAGCCCGACTTTTTGACCACCCTTAGCTTTCACACTGGCGAGCGCCTTACGAAATGCGGCCAGACCTGCTTCCAGCTCCGCCGCGTCACGGTCCATTTTGGTCGCTTCGGCTGGCGTCACCACCATGTCGGCAATAGCAACCGCGCCGCCGGAAATGAGATCGCCAGCTTTGCGGACCATTTCGGAATAGGTGACGACGACGCACTGTTCGGCGGCGCGCTCATTTTCCGGATCGGCCAGCCGTCGCCCGTTAAGTTCCGCCATCGCAGACGTGACGATCGGCACGCCGCATTCGCTTTCGAGCGCGTAGACAGCGTGCAACGGCATCAATTCCGGGTCCGTGGCGTTGTTCATGCGCCCGATGTGACTTTTCGAGATCGAGGAAACGTCCGCCGCACGCTCGATACCGCCCACGAGGCGGATGAGGTCACGTTGCGCGGCTTTGATGCGGTGAAACCATGCATTTGAAATCATGAGACAATACCTTTCCCGCGCCGGGAAAATCCCGACGTTTTTCCCGTGGTGGGAATTGATTGGAGATGAGAGTTTCAGGCGTCAGGAGGTTATGGAGGCCCACATGCAAAACGAGAGTTGCCCGCGCCGGGCGAGAAGAAGGAAAGCGCACCGGCGCGGGTCGCGTCAGGCCGGGAGGATTGGCCGCGCGAAAGGGAAAAGAGGCCTGTCATTCTGCGGCCTCCAACTCAGCGGGTCCGAACACGTCCGCGCGCTGAATATGGCGGGAAACACCGAAGGCTTTTTCCAGCTTCAGGACATGCTCAGGTGGAATTGCCTTCCACTGCGCCACCGCTTGCGGGGTTACCCCAATCGCGCGCGCAATGGCGCTAGCGCCGCCTGCGGCACTTTTTACTGCGATCAACCCATTCTGATTGAGGTTCGTTTCCATGAGTGCGATTAAAAGCACAGCTTTAAAATCGATGCAAGCTATACTTAAATGGACGAAAGATGAAAGTTCCCCTTTCATCGCGCCCATGGATCATATCGAACTTAGAAAAAAAATCGGCCAAGCCATTAGAACCGCACGCATTCGGCGCGGCTTGGTGATGCGCGATCTGGCCGAAGCTGGCGGCGTTAGCACTGGCGCTGTTGGTAATTGGGAGCGCGGGGCAAACGCGATTGCTATGGAGCATTTGCAAGCGATTTCGCAAAAGCTGCGAATCGATCCTGTCGCCCTAAGCAATGGCCAATTAAGGTATCTGGATGACGTGGAGACGTTGGCCGACGCGGAGCAAGTCACGGATTTGGGGCCAGCGCCCTCCGGCCCGATGGACGTGGAAGTTTTAGGGGTCGCTGTTGGCGGAGACGATGGCGATTTTACACTGAATGGCGAGGTTTCCGGCTATGTTCGCAGACCGCCAGGAATTGCGCACCTCCGGAAAGTGTTCGCGCTTCACGTGCTCAGTGAAAGCATGATTCCGCGATACGATCCCGGCGAACTAATATATGTCGGCGGGCGCGAGGCCGTAGCTGGCGACCACGTAGTGATTGAAATGTTCCCAGAAGATGGCGCAACTGTCGGCAAGGCCTACGTGAAGAAACTGAAAGGGCGGGCGAAGGGCGCGATAGTCTGCGAACAATACAATCCCCCCAGAGAACTCCGGTTCGATGCGTACGCCATCAAGAATATGTGGCGCATCATCCCGCTACGCGAACTGCTTGGTTATTAATACGCCGAGCTTCCGCCCTGATACGATCATTTTCGAATGAGAAAGCAGCTTGGATCGATATATTTCGACCGTCCAAGCCTTCCGAATGGCAGGCCGAGCACACTAATCTGCTGCCCAGCTCTGTAATCTGAGTAGATGGACCAACGCCGCTCAATCGGTAAAGCTCCTGCGGTTTCCGCCAGCGCATACGGCCACAATCCCCGCACTCAATGGACAGCGAAAGCACCTGGTTCAGTGTCGCAGCGGCACCCGATTGCATCCATTTCTCTCCATTCTGTTCTTGTTGTGTTCTAATAATTGATTCTTTTTCCCAAGTTGTCGAATCGTTTTTTAGCGTCTCAAGATTAAAGCATGGCTTGCGTACGTTTTAAAGCTGTGCTTGTATATTGCCTATCCAAGCCGCCCACCTCGTTGCGGCTCGGTCAAACTGCCGGGCGGCCCACCCTCGAAATGTGAACGTGCCGCCCGGCTCCCTCAACAGAATGGAGACAAGGCATGCATATCAATACCGCGAACGACAACGAACTGAAGCAGGCGATGGCGGAGGCGATCCAGCGCGTGGGCGAAGGCTGCACGAAAGCCGACCTGCGGGAATGGTTCACGGCTGACGAAATCCATCGCTGCGGTGATGCAGCTATTGCGCGGTTCCACGACATGCGAGTTCAAGACGCGCGCGTTGCGGCTTGAAACCTCCGCTCTGGTTTCCGCCTCACGCGAGGCGGTTTCCAGAACGGATGGAGACAGCCTTGATCCAGATTTCCCCCATGATCCCGACAGACCGCCCAAAGCAGCTAACACCGCTTTACGGCCGGTTCTGTCTGGCTTGCATTTGCGCCGCCCTCATCCTCGCCATCATCGGCGGCTCAGCGCTTTGCGCCACCAGCCTCGCCGATATCAAACGCCACAACGCCGCGGCATTCGGAAAGTAGGGGGGCGGTGCATGAAAAAGCCAACCGCCGCAGACAAGATAAACGTCCTCTCCTTTTGTTTTGTCGCGCTTACGGCATTCAGTGAAAACGCACTGTCACCAACACAGAAACGTTGGTCGCGACAGCGTGCCGAGAATTGCCTTTGGGCGCTCGGCATCGCCGAGTTTAAAACGGATCGAGCGACGTATATCGCTCGCGCGCTTGAAGAATCCACTAGGACCCTTGAGCTAGAGGCCACAAAACTTTTCGCGGAGGACATGCGATGACAGCCGCCGCCGAAGCAAGACCGGCGGGCGCTTGTCCATTGCCGCCCGTTCTTGGTTTAAACCGCGAACAAGCCGCCGCCTACATTGGCGTTTCCAAATCCCTGTTTGACGAAATGGTGGCCGATGGCAGAATGCCGAAGCCGAAGAAGGCTAATAGCCGTACCATTTGGGACAGGCGGTCACTCGAAAGAGCCTTTAGCCGTTTGCCCGGAGGGGAGGGCGATGAAACAGAGGAATGGGATTTCGCGTAAATGCCCAAGAAATTCGCAAAAAAATACGTAGTCGAAGATCGAACCGGGGGCAGTCTCCGGTTTTATTTTCGGCGGAGAGGCCAACCGAAAATTCGTTTGCCGGGGTTGCCCGGCACCGACGAATTCAATGCCGCATATTACGCGGCGCTGGAGGGCGTACAGAAACAGGAACCAACCGGCCCGAAGATGGCAGGGAAGGGTACATTTCGCTGGTTATGCCAGCAGTATTTTCAGAGCGCCGAATACAAACAATTGGACAGCAAGACGCGCTATCGCCGCAAGCTCATCGTTGAGGCAATGTGGAAAGAGCCGATAAAGAAGGGAGACAAGAAGCTTTTCGAGGATGTGCCGATACCCGCATTCACTGCTAAAGCTGCTCGCGTGCTGCGGGACCGTAAGGCAGAAACGCCGGATGCGGCAAACAGCTGGCTCAAGTCGCTACGCGCGATTTTCAGTTGGGCGGTAATGCCTGCGGTCGAGTTGAGCGCGACCAACCCCGCCCGAGATATCCCTTACTTCAAAACCGGATCGGAAGGGTATCATTCTTGGACAGAGGACGAGGTTGACCAGTTCATCGCCAAACATCCTATCGGTACGAAGCCGTATCTGGCCTTGATGTTGATGCTTTACACAAGCCAGCGCCGAAGCGATATCGTCCTGTTCGGAAAGCAGCACATGACAAAGGGATGGCTTCGGTTCGTCCAGGAGAAGGACAAGAAGAGGAAGCCGCGCAGACTGGAAATGCCGCTCCATCCAAATCTAGTGAAGGCTATCGAGGCCGGTCCATGCGGTGATCTGACCTTGCTCGTCACCGAATTCAAGAAGCCCTTCACGTCAAATGGCTTTGGTAACTGGTTTCGGAAGCGGTGCGATGAAGCCGACCTAACGCATTGCAGCGCTCACGGCTTGAGAAAAGCCGCCGCTACAAGGCTGGCAGATCGCGGCGCGACCGAGCACCAGATTATGGCAATCACCGGCCACACAACATCAAAAGAGGTAATCCGCTACACGAAGGCGGCTCGCCAAAAAGTGCTCGCAAAGAGCGCCGTCAAGCTGATGGATCAGGCTGTAGACGACAGCGACGATTGA